TAGAAACTTCAGCAGATACTTCAACAATCGTAGCGAAAAAACAAGCATTAAGAGATGCCCCTGCTGATAGTGCTATTGATGCAGCTACAGACGAAGCTGGACTGAAAGCACAATGGAATACATCAATACTTGGTGATTCTCCTTATCCAAGCTAAACTGTAAAAAAAACTTTTGTTATGGCTATTACTTATTCATGGGAAATAAACGGAAATGCTTGTAAAAGAGATGTTGCTGATGGTTATTTCACAGATGTTGTTTATCGAGTAAAAGGAATGGATGGTACTGAGGAAAAGGCAAGACGCACTGGTTTAATAACTTTTACAAAACCTGAGTCATTACCGTCTGGATTTATTGCTTATGACACATCTAAAAAAACACCAGATAGTGCAACTATGATAACTTGGGTCAAAGATGCACTTGGAACGGAAGCTGTTACTAATCTTGAAGCTGACCTAAAAGCAGAAATTGATCTTATTAATACACCAGTACAAGCTACAGGAGTTGCTTTTTAAATGAAATCAAGTATAGAAAAACAAATTCTTGAATTTCAAGAAGAATTGTCAAAACAAATCAAAACAAGGGATCATGCCAAAAAAGTTTTTGATGAGTGTACTAATAACATCAACGCTTTACAGGGCGGTATTCAGTTTGGGGAGATCCTGTTGAAAAAGAACGAGTCATCAGACCAGCAATTAAATACAGTGGAGCCAAACCCACAATCAAAAACAGCACCATCACAGAAATAGGTGCTAATGCCCTAATAAACGCTTCTTTCCACATAAAATGTTCCAAAAAATTGCAAATGTATTGAGTATTATCTCATTCTTAATGGTAGCTTCCATGAGTGGTGGAGCGTACTTTGGTTACAAGTATGTAACTTCAGAACAGTTCAAATCAAGAGTTATGAATGAAATTCTTGATAATGTTCAAGGTATGATGCCTAAAGTCTTAGAAAAAGGACTACCTAAAATTACAGGTCCATCTATGCCAATGAGTAATAATATAAGCACTGATTCAAAATGGTTTTCAAATTATATTGAGAGAAAGAATAAAGAATATGTAGAATGGGAAACAAAAGGTAAATGGGAGCAATGAACTGTTGGCATTGTGAAACTGAACTTATTTGGGGTGGCGATCACGATATGGATGGAGAAGATTATCCAGCAATGTCTGGAGAATATAGTATGGTAACTAATCTTTCTTGTCCTAAATGTCATTCTTTTGTGGAAGTTTATTTACCAAGAAATGCCTACGATTGAAATACCTGATATAAGTATTCCTGAGATATACATACCAGACGTTCCAGAAATCTATAGCCCACACTATTTAACTATTACAAAGCCACCAGATATTGATGTTCCTGGTTGTACTTATCAACATCGTGATATAAAAAATACTGGTAATCGTAATTTATTGCTGGAAGATCCAAATGGTGTATTTACAACGTGTGATTTTCCGTTCCCTAGTTTTATTCCTCTTGACTATACACCTGAGAATCTTGTCATTACAGAGGAAACACCTGTCAATAATGAACCACCGCCCTTACCAGAAACAAAGCAGCCAAAGATTCCTGACTTACCTGAACCACCCCCACCAGATTTTCCTCCCTGTCCTGGCAAAAACGATCAACGAGTAGGAGACTTTCGTAACGAAAAGAAACTGGAACGTGTCATTGGACATGAAAGAGGGCAAGATGGGAGTGAATGTATAACTATCTATGAAGCAGTTGAGTGGAAAGATCAGTACATACCTTCTGCCCCTCAGTTTGTTGGGGTATTTAGCTTGGCTTTGGTTGGTGCATCTGCTCCCGTTATTTTGGGACTTGTACGGCCATTAGTTAAGCAAGCCGTTTCTAAGTTAACTAAAAAGAAAAAGTAACATTGTTACGATTCGAGAACATATACAAAGTGATGATACTTTAATGATAAACTATAAAGGCAATAACATTTATAAGGTTTTATGAAACTTTCTATTCAAAACAAAACAGGCCATCATCTTGAAGATAATGATGAATTTTATTTTGACAATGATATTTTGAACGATAAAGTTCATTTATTTTTTAAATCAAATCGTAGCGTTGATGAATACTCAATAAGAGGTCATCAATTCTTAAATTCTTTTGAGCTTTCTATCAATACTTTAGGTATTGAGCATGACACAATGCTAAAAAAACTTGGCAATATTATTTTTGCAAGGATTAAACAACTTGAAAAAGATTACGAGATGATTCGTGACTACGAAGATTCACAAAAAAAGCCAAAGATGGCAACCCCAAAGCAAAATGCTGAATTTAACAAACAGCTTAAAGATGCTCTTGTCAACCATTGTAAGGAAGAAGCATGACCTCCCAAGTTCAAAATGCCCTCTCGACTATTTATGAGGGCATAGAATATTCTCTTGAATTTATTACACCAGAACAAGCACAATTTTATCTAACAAAAAATTTTGACAATAACCGCAAGATTAGTAGAAATAATCTTGAAGAGTTAAAAAAAGAGATGAGAAATAGTCGTTTTATCTTATCTGATTCTGCCATTTGTTTTGATACAGATGGCACTTTAGTCAATGGTCAACATAGATTACTTGCTGTTGTTCAAACAGGAATGACTCAACCATTTCTTGTTGTTAAAAATATGCCTAGCAAATCCAAGCAAATTATGGATGTTGGTAAGTCTAGATGTATGTCTGATCGTATTACTGTTAGTGGTGTCAGAATTAGCAGAAGAGACTGTGCAACCATAAGACACGCTATGGCTGCTATAAATAGTACAACTGGTACTGAACAATATTCCAGACCATGCCACGATGCCATAGTTGCAGAAACTTATTTAAAACATAATCAGTTTCTTTACCTTATGGGTAAAGTTTGTCCCACTAATACAACTAGGGTTAGATCGTTTTTTCTTGGAGCAGCATTAAAAATTTATGCTGAAATGACTTACAACAGTCAAATCACAAGAAATAAAAAATATAACCATACAATGAATCCTAAAGAAAGAGCATTGCATTGGTTGAATATTGTCACTACAGGTATGGCAAGTCCTATTGATGGTATTGATAGAGATATTAAGCCACACGATAGAGCAGCACAAATTATTTTTACTAAATCTTGTGATAGCAGTATCAAAAGATCATATTGGAATAGTGCTGAAGCCTTTGCTCTTGTTGTTAGAGCAGCCCATAATTTTATGATTGGTTTAGATACTCAGTATCTTAAAGTTCCTAAAGATGATCCTTTCAGAGATTTCATTGAGTTGCCAT